CTGCATAATCTGTGTTGTTAAGTTAGATACGTTAAGTTTAATATGATTGAGTTCTTTAATCACTCTTTGATAGATACGTTCTAAATCATAATTAACAATGCCAGCATCAATAGCAAGTTCACCAGCAGTGAATACAGCCGCTACAAAGTTCTGATGAAAACGATATGCTGAATCCCCACCTGTATCAGTTAGATATCTATTAATCCAATGACCGATACGCATCTGGATATGATCATCGCCAACCGCATAAACTTTCTTAATAAATATAGGTCCTGCATGACCGTAGTTGTAATTGAACGCATCAAATATTTCTACACCAAGTTTAGCTCCTTCTGGTCCTTTTAAATCTTCTGGATGATCCATTAAGAACTCAATCAAACGTGCCGCTTCTCCATCTGGGCTTCCCTTAAAAATCTCAAACTTGTTGTAAACAGATTCGTTTGTAGTTAATACTGCGATCAATGACGCCATCATTTCTGTTACTCGTTCAGCATTAACTGAAGCTTGCATACGGATTTTGGCTTTACCGTTTGATACGTTATGAACTAATTGTGATAGCGGTCTGGGATCTTTATTACCTACCTCATCTACTCCAAACATTAAGTTTTTAAGAGCAAGCATACGACCTGTTAAACCGTTATCTGTACTTTCAAAAACGCTAAGTGCTTTAGGGTCTCCAAAAATACTAATACCAGCATTCATTGCGCCAGTCTTAGCGCTACCTGACCTACCAAGCAAAGATATAACAACGCCTGGGGTAGATGTATAACTCATAAGAGTAGAACCGAATCCTGCAAGGCAAGTCATAGCGTGCAACTCAAACCCTAAACGGTTAAGCTGATTAGCTGATTGTTGCCAGCGTTCAAACGTACCAATCTTTTTAAAGTGCTTAGCGATACCTCTAATGTATGGGGATATAGGAGCATCATTAATTTCACCACTTGAAGTTATTTCTGTTTCACCTATAACAAACCCACGCTTTTCCCATTTGTCTGAAGATCTTTCTTCTGTCCAGCCTAATTGCATACGCATTTCATGTGCCTTTCCTAAGTTAATCATATATTGACTCCATTTAACAAGATATTCTTGTATGTTTGTAAAGTACTGCGGTGTGTATATTACCTGATGAAACGCTAATAACTTCTTTAGCTCTGCATCTATAACTACTGATCTCATCGGTAATAAAAACTCTTTTAAACCATCTTTTGGTAAAACTAAATTCATAGTCATACACTCTCCATCCAGTTGACTAAACAGTCTACGAGTCGGGTATAAAACGTGAGCAAGTATCTGTACTGGATCTTTCTGTTTGACAACACCTTTTTTATCTACGGCTGGCGGCGGTTGATAATAGACACCCCCATTCTCACCACGAAAGAAAGGTCTTAAGAATTCTGGGAAGACTGGAATACTTTTGGCACTCTGTGTCTCCCGAACTGATTCCTCCTGATTGGATATTGGGGTTTCTTCTGTTGCTTCTTTGATAACTTTTCCGAGGACGATGGGGGTGTTGATCTTTCCTCTGTATTTACATCCTTCACATTGTTCGGGGAAGTTATCAGTAAACCATTCACAAGTTCTCGGCCCACCAAAAGAGCGGGCAGTTTTTTCTGTTTCATTTGGGTCATATTTATCGTATTCGTTAGACATATCATGGATAGCTGTATCTCCGTCCACACAGTGAACTGCTATTGTTAAACCGCCAGCCCATTGATCTCTTGGTGCATCTTTTTGGTGTTCCAGCAAATATTTAATCTGATTACATCCATCATCCTTTAGAGAGCGCAGAGCAATTTTCTGAAAGCTCCACTCTACATTGTCTAAATTCTTCATAGCCAACGTGTCTTCGTCTAAACCTTTTTTAACTGTTGACAACACGTCATCAGTGGACCCAGCACTTTGGCTCGTTAAAAAGTTTTTAAACTCATCGAAATCATAAACATCTATAGTGTCACTTATCACCTGTGCCATAAATGGCGGGTCATATCTATAGTTAAGAGTTTCTGGGCATCTCATCAATCGTGCGCCGTCGGCTGTCACGGACTTATCAATCCTGATGTGTTTCATGCAGATGGCTTTAAACTTCTCTGCTAATGGTTTCCATTCATCATAGGGTAAATCCCTATCCATAATCCAGTAGGCATGGATACCACCACCTGAATCTATACAAACTGGTTGGGGAAAACCCGCAGTTTCTACTAAATAATTTAATGCTTCTAGTGTTTCTTGTTTAGTGCCATAAGCATTTTTACCATGAGTATCTATATCTAAGAAAAAACTTCTAACAAATACACAGTTATCTGCTTTTCTACTCCACCCATCAAAGGATGCTGGTGTTACATATATATTAAGTTTTTTTCCTTTAAGGCTTTCAATATTTGTATATACATCTTCAAAAGTTTCTGCAAAGCGGCTTGTCGTCTTTCCCGTTTCTGGATCAATACCGCAAACGCAATAAACTCCTTGTGATGGCAATGCTTTCTCGTAAAATTGTTTTAACATATGCGCAAGGGATAAAAAAGCGGATTGCTCCGCTTAGGTTAATGGGTGGGGAATTCGTTAGTTTACTGTTTTTTTATCTACACGAGCTAACTATCTTCCTCATAAATCATATAGGTTTGCCAATCATCTCCTCTATATACTTCTTCGCATGAGCGGTGTTCTTAGCGGGTAATATACCATTGTCCAAATCCTCCTCAATCAATTCAGTAAATACGGCTACCAATCGGCGTTTCTTGTCACGAATAGGATTGCCACGGAACCAACTATGAACCGTCATACGAGTAACTTCTAGAGCATTAGCAACGTACAGCGCTGGGATGTTTGCCCTTATGCACGCTTTTGCTAACTGAATACCTGTCGTATCGAAAGGCTTCAGTGTTCCTAACTCTTTAATAAATTCTTTGCTATATGTCCGTGGCATTTCTATCCTTATTTCTTAGACCATTTTTTTACAATATCTGAAACATCAGATGCCTTTTCACCTGCGGGAGCTTTTGACTCACGCTTGACTGGCTCTGCTACTTCTTCAGGTGCTTCAGGTTGGGCTACATCAACATCACCACTATTATCAATCTGATACACATTTAACTTAATAGCTTTCTCAGCTTCCGAACTTTTGGATTGGCGCTGGATAATCTCTAAGTCTGCATCGGGTACTGCACCGACTGGTGAAAATAATACCTTTGGCGCTGTAGCTTTTGTATCGAAAGCCATGCGAGTAATCACACGACCTGCGCTTACATTGTGCGACGCCAAGTGCTGAATGTATGGTCTAAAAGGCCATCTTCCATTATCTTCTTTACCAAACGAAGAAGTAGCTGGCAACACTAACTGCATAACATCACCTGCTGGGTCGTTCGGTAGAACAACTGCGGTGCGCCATGACAATCTGCATTTTGCGCTTGTGCCATTATCACTAGAACCCTTTGCACTATTAGGGCAACTAATACAACTTGTTGCAACAGGTGATTTTACATCAGTATCGGGTGTTTCAGAATCAGATGACCAGCAAGCTGGGCTAACCTTCTGACCTTCTTGATATGCGCCTTCATAGTACATACGAGAAGCTTTGTGCGCCATCTTAACGAAGATAACATTCATATGACGGTCTTCAATAGAGCCAACTTCTTTACCACCAGAATACTTACGGAACACACCGCCTTTAATAGAAATGCGTTTATTACCATCACGCTTACCACCAGCAACAGCTAGTGTATCTTCATCTAATTCTCCCGCTACGGTCAATGCGCCTAATGCACTTAAATCTAATAATTCATTACTCATTTAAAACTCCTTTATTAACTTAATTAAACTAATCTGAGCTTGGTTTACGTACAACTACTGTAAACTCTCTCATTACATTCACTCCTGGGGGTAGCCCTTCGGATTCCCTTTCAGAAATAAATTCTTTAAAGTTGCCCTGATGAATACGTGCTTCATACAACTCTACTGCATCGTGTTCACGGACAAACGCATCGAATGCTGATCTGTCTGAAAGCGTAAAACGCTCGTTTAATTTCTTAATCACAGTGCCTTCATTCGTCTTAATACTTGTTGCATTCGATTCATTACATACTCCTAACATCTGCTGAGCCAAGAAATCTAAATCGTTCTTAAACTCTTTATCTTTTTCTTTGAACTCAGCTTCTAGTTTTTCACGTTCACTTCTTATTGTCAAGTAAATTTTTACTAATTCATCTAAATTTAAATCATTCATTTTTTATTCCTAATTCTTCTTTATATAAATCAACCAACTTCTCGTGGCTATCAACTTTGCCTTGTAGCATTACGTACATCTTGCGCTCTACTTCTGAGCCTTGTAAATGAACTACAGTCATATTGTTAACCTGACCTACACGATCAATACGAGCAATGCACTGCAAATATGTTTCCACACTCATAACGGGCGACCAGAAAACTACAGTATCAGCTGCCGTTAGAGTCACACCATGCGATGCGGCTTGTGGTTGAATGACTAGAACCCGTGGAAATTCTGTATTTTGAAAACGGTTAATAATATTAGACCGTTCTGTTGCACTTACGCTTCCTTGAATAATTTCATTTGTAACTCCCTCTCCTGTTAAATGTTTAGAAACTAAATCAATAGTGTGACCATAAGGAACAAATATAATTACTTTATGCTCCGTCTCGTCAAGCACTTCCATTAGGGCATTTAGTCGTGGCGATACATCAAACTCCACAACATCTCGAGTATCTGTATAGACTGCCCCACCCGAAATCTGTAACAACTTTGTTAACTTGGCTGCCGCATTGACAGCACTAATTTTTTCTCCTGCGGCTTCGATTAACATTTGATTTTTTATAGCGTTGTAATATTTATTTACTTGCGTACTAAGCGGTACTTCACGTGTCTGATACATGACTGGCGGTAGATCCAAACACTGCGCTTTCTCAAACCGTATTGCTGGTTGCAGTGCATCATATACATCCTGTCTTGAAGTCGCTTTTGGTACAAATTTAAAACGAGCAATCTGATGCAGGACTTTATCTCTCCATGCCGTAAGATACTTTGGCACGTTAGCGGGCGAGACAAGCTTTGCTAGACCGTAAGCATCCACTGGTGATTGAGAGGCTGGAGTACCTGTTAGCATCCATAAACGTGTAGTCGGTGTAATTAATTTTGCTAAGGTTCTCCAACGCTTAGTCGTTACAGTTTTATAAGCGTTTGCTTCGTCGACAACAATTAGGTCAAAACCTGCCTTGCTTATATCTTCACGAACGATATTGACACCGTCATAGTTAATAATTACAAACTCATAAATACCATTGATAATCTTTTTGCGTTTGTCTGCATCTCCATATGCCACAGCAACAGTGCGGTGCATAGCGGTTTTAAAAATATCAGCTTGCCATGCTGAATACATAATTGATAGTGGGCATATAACTAGCACACGTTTGACTAGCCCTTGACTCATTAAATAGTCTATTGCCCATATCACAGAAGATGTTTTACCTGTACCCGCTTCATTAAAACAAAAAGCGCGTTGATGTAAAGACAAGAACGATGCTGTAACTTTTTGATGATGAAAAGGTGTGTACATTCCTGGCCAGGGGTAATCTTTTTCCATCGGTGAGGGAACTTTTTTACCAAGAACTTTTGTTAGGTGTTGCATCTCTTCGATGCCCCAATAGACTAGCACTTCGGCATGGTTGCCGTTGTCAGATAATACTTCGCTTTTTTCTAAATGATTAGTAATTATTTTAACTTGATCTGACTGAATAATAACTTTAACCGCTTGGTTCTGTACTATTTCCACAACTATCCTTTAACTAAATTTAACGACTCCTTACGGGAGTTAATCGGTTGAGCCTAACATGACAGGAGAAGTGTTGTTACGGGGATAACAATCTTCATATTCACTGCCCAACTGACATGGTTATTTGGAATACGCTCACTCATGCCTTACAGCGCTTCACCGAAAGAACTACTTAACCTTAACTACTTTGCTTAGTTTCTTATCGCCCTTTTCTTTCTTAGCACGTTCAGAAACTAAATTACCTTTTGAATCTCTTTTAAATGATCGGTTGCCGTGTTGACTCTCAATAAATAAACCGTTCTTATTTGAGCCACCTTTATCCAGCGCTTTGACGTGTGCCACATCTTTGCCTTCACGGATATCAGCTTTACCGTTCTTATTCTTGTCTGCAAATTTCTTATCTATCGCACGTCTAGCACGTTGACGCTCCATGCGACGTTCGTGTTCACCACGGGATTTTTCCTGTTCATATTCTTTTGCGTATGGTCTGGGTTTGTTAACGTAGGGCATTATCTCTCCTTATGGAATTCGCAAGACTTAACGGGACACCAACCACAAAGCGGGTTAGGGTTTGCTTGCCAAACATCATTTTCATACGAAAGCTTCAATCTTTCAAGGTACTCATCAAAAGATTCCCATATCTTGTGAATATTCTCACGTCGATAAACCTCTGTAACGAAAGCATCATTCACGATAAATAACAAACCAGCTTTAATGTTCTCTACCTCAGGAAAATGCGCAAAGGTCATAAGCGCCATCAATGCTAACTGTTTTGTATCAGGGTATTTTGAACTGCCTGTTTTGTAATCAACTATAAATGCTTCTTTGCCATCTATAATCAACAAATCTACAATCCCTCTAACCCAATAACCTTTACCGTATTCGCATGGTTCTTTATCAAACGACAGAGCCATCTTATGTTCGGGGTACTTAACACCTTGAATGTCTTTTAATATATCTAACGTGGTTTTAAATCTCTCGTAATTTTTGGCTAAAGGTTTATCTTCACCAACATATTCTTCGCAAGCCTTATGCACTTCCGTACCATAACGCATCTGCTCCGTCGGGTATTTGACGTAGCGTTTAAGGACTTTAACTTCCTGATACTGCTTGGGACAGTTAATATAGTCTTTAAGAGAGGAAAATGACCATGTAAAGTTCATCTATACATATTACACTAAAAGATCTTCTTTTGTGAAGTTTTTTTGTTTTAAAATATACCGTAATTTTCGCAACGCTAATTTCTCTAGGGTATCAACCTGCGATCTTGATATTCCCATTACTTCAGCAACCTCATGCTGTGTCATATTATTTTGGCGACCTAATATTTCTTCTAAAGATATACGCTTCTCAGACATTTAACTCTCCTAAATTATTTAACTTTATTTTCTTTGATCTTTTTAATGTGGGCCGCCTTGCGTAGGTCATGGCTATGAAGTTTTTTACCGACTGACTTCGGTACTTCGCCAACTTTTTCAGCTACCTTCGCCGCCTTCTTGCGATTAACTATTTCACCATCGGTCAACGCAAACTCATGTTTAGCCCCTTTAGCTTTCTTGCCTTCTTTAGCAATCAACTCGTCATGCGACCACGCTTTACTTGGGGCTTTAACAATCTTGCCCGACTTCTCTTTAATTGCTGGTACTTTAACCTCTAATTTCTTAGCCATCTTTTTACCTTTCTTAAATAGTTTTTCATCAGTATATATGGGTATGTCATATCCGTCACGCTTGCGTCTACTAAACCAAAAAAATTTAAGTTGTTTAGTATGCAGTGCGCCCGATGACATCCATCCAATTCTTTTCGCTTTCAAAACGGTGCATCCTCAATTTTTGGTTTTAGTCTTGCTTGCATTAATTTTAATTGGGCTTCATGCGTTCTTTTTTGTTCTTCCCATTTTTCAAAAGCTCTATTAAATTGTTCATACCCACCCTTTTCCCAGTCATATTCGTAATCTTCCATTTTAGGTGGTGGAGTATCAAATATTAACGATGATTTTGCATCGGGATCAAGTAATGATTTATAAAATATTGTTCTAGTAGGATGACGCATTTTACGTAATGCTTTGGCTTCAATTTGTCTAACCCGCTCTCTACCCACTCTATACATACTTGCTATTTCTTCAAGTGTATGATCAGTATTCAGATTTATACCAAACCGTAAACGTAATAATTTTGCCTCTCTTGGTGTAAGTGAATCAATTATGTTATTCATAACTTCGTTTGCTTCATTATTGGTATATAAATCTTCAGGCGTAGTCAGATTGATTAATTCCTCAATAGTTTCAGGGTCAACCGAATCACTAAAAGTTTCTTCTTCTATGTAATGTTTAGGGGTGTATTGATCAAGTGATACGTTTCCTAAAGTGCTTCTTACTTCTTTTTCCCGATAGTCATACAAATTTTTTAATTTAGTCCTCATTTTTCCACTCTTCCATTTCTCCATAGTTGTATCCATAATGAGCCTCACAAGCAACGGGTAGTCCTTTAGCCCAATCTGGCGGTGTTGACATGACCTCGACGATCCATGCACAAGCTTCATCTACGTCATCCTCAGGAACGACACATACCGCAGCGTCGTGTACTGTTAGCACTGGGCGATATCGCTCAGTTAATTTCAGCATTTGCTCCCCTACAATAATCCTAGCAAGTGCTTGAACTACGTTTTCCGCTATTGACCCGCCCCATAAGCTTATCGGGCCCTTGCGTGATTTGTATTGGTATCCGCTTTTACTATCATCAGTATTGAGTTGCAATTCGGGGTAGCGTATATAAAGCCCGTTTGGTAATAAAAACCCGTCTTGATGCACTTGAACACATCGATGCTTCCCGTAGTAAAAAGGCTTCTTATCTTTTGGCCAGTCAGCCATTGCTTTTAATGCTTTGTCGCCTTCTTTCCATAGTTTTACAATCTTGTCATTTTCTTCTCTGTATAGCTTAACAATATCATCACAGACGCTTTCCTCAAGGTCAGCTCCAGGAGGTTGTGTTTTTAATGTGTGTTGAAGTTTTAACGCACCAGTCCCATAGCCCAATCCAAGGATGCAGGTTTTACCCACAAACCTTTCGATAGGATCTTTTTTGCTGATGGGGCGTTTATAGATCTTCGTCGCAAACTCGGAGTAAACATCATTTCCTTTCGAGAATGACTGTACCAAGTCCTCCTGACCTGAAAGCCATGCGAGTACTCTTGCTTCAATCTGAGACGAGTCGCAGTTGATAACCATATATCCCTCGGGGGCAACCACTGCATTCTTAAGAGTCTTTTTCTTCTTGTCTCTACTCGGCAAGTTTTGAAAGTTGACCTTATCACTCCCTGCCCACCTACCCGTATGCGCCCCGTAGTACTTAAGTGGTATCGGTAAGAAACTCTTATTTCTTGCTCCAATGTCGATAAATCTTTCAATCCTACTCTCCTCTATTGTTGACTTAGTTCCCAAACGCACGGCAGCGAGTTGTTGTACAAACGGATCTTCATGTTCTACTAACTCAATAAAGCCTGTATCGTTTTTCGCCAGCGCAAATGTTTGCTTGCCAGTGGTAGGGCTTACTTTCATCGGTACTGGGATATTAAATTCTTTTAGTAATTCAGCAAACTGCTTATTACTTGCCAAGCGTTTACGCACCGCTTCTTCATCCTCACATTTGAGTTTTTCTTTGAGCGTGCCTAGTAATAGTAATTTCTCATGCTTGAGTTCATCAAGCCGTTCTTGTAACAAATCGTAGTTTACTTTTAATACAGGTTTGATAAACATACGTAAAGTCATGTCAATCAGATTAAGTTCTTCTTGTGGGAACGCACTAGACAATACTTGGAAAAGATTGAAAGTTAGTTCCACATCATTTTTACAATACTCGCCATACTGAACAAGCTCGCTATTTGTGAAACCAGTTATATTTTTACCTTTAGCCTCAACTACCTCGTGTCCCTTTTTCCCTAAAGAATATCTCTCGGCGAGGAAAGCTAAAGACCCCCCTACATCAACACCGTTCGTAGCCCTACCCATACATAAAGTATCGAGATAAAACTTAGGTTCAAGATTAAATCTCCACTTAAGAATCGCACCGTCAAACATTGTATTGTGGCAAAGTAAAGCACTATCCTTCCACGGTAACGTGGAAAGGTATTTAGCGATATCAAGGTGCGATCCTGTAACCCACACAGTAGAATCATCATTTAACTTGACCCCAACACCGATCACTTCAAAGCGTTTATCTTTGATGTACTCCTCAGTAGTAAGTTTCGTCAAAGAATATTCTTGAGAATAAAAAGTCTCGAAGTCAAGTGTAATTAGATTCATTTCTTAATTCCTGCCGTTCCACCGCTTATACTTCTAATTACTGCGATCTGTGCATCGCTAAGTCCGTCTTCTTTCATGTCCTCTTCATCAATATTTAATTTCGTATAACTATTAAACATCATCGAGGTGCTAGTCATATAATTTTTAATAATATTTCTGTCTTCTTTTTCTTCGTTGACTAAACGCTCTAAAACTATCCCTGTAAATTCTTTTTGACGGCATTCTCTCAGTTTATTTTCTAATGCTTGAATGTCCTCTTTAGGCAAGTCCCTAGCAAAATCAATAATAAGAATGCGCCATCTACTATCTTGAAAGAACTCCTCAGGATGAGTGTCCATTCTCGCTAACAATATTTCTACACCACCGTTCATTTCTTCCTCGCTTTCTTTAATTTTTACCAACAAAATAACCAAGAGTATAAAAAATAACTGCTACTACCATTGGGTGTCTTAAAAAACGACCAGTAAAATACCAATCAAAAAACTTATTCATTTCTCTCTCCGTTTCAAAATAACTCCAAGAACAATACCAACTAAAAACATTCCTAACCATAAAAATTCAATCATTTCTCACTCGCTTTCTTTAGTATTGCTCTTGCAAATACAGTAATTTCATCATTAAGATGCGTCTGCCATAATTTCCATATTTTCTCATCTGTTAAATAAGGTTCATTGGCTGGTTTTACAAATTGTCCGATGTTTTGGTTTAAATTGTTTGCGTCAATAATTTGTTTCAACGCTTCTATTTCAGCTTGTTGTTGACGCACTATGTCTGCAAGTTGTCTTGAAATACTATCTCCTCTGTTTTTTGCCATCCATACCAATTCATCAGCTAATTCATTTGCGTTCATTTCTCACTCGCTTTCTTTAGTATTGCTCTTGCAAATTCTATAAACGCTTGCTCTATTGTGGTATCGTCAAACGGCTCTATTTGGCTACATACTTGCATTATTTCCTCATCGCTTAACTCACGCAACTTCAACGCTTCAATCTCAGCTTGTTGTTTGCGTAGCATAGTCGCTGCTTCTTGCATCCAGTTAACATTAAAACCTCGTGGTAGCTCGGCCCTATAGTGCTCCATAACTTCATCAGCCAGTTCATTTGCAGTCATTTTCCTCTTCCTCTTCTTCCTGTGGCACGAGAGTCTGCATTACCTTCTGATTAAATTCTTCTCTGCGAACCTGTTTCAACTTATCAAATATCATTCCCTTTTCAGTCTCGGTCATGCTATCTCTAAAATAATCTTGGTAGATGAATCGCCACTTATCGCTATTAGCCCAAAACTCTTCGGGGTGTGTATCCATTCTCGACAACACTACACCGATCATGCCCTTCTCAATACCTGTTAACAATACTTCTTTTTCTTTTTCGCTCATTTTAATTTCCCTAAATAACGTGCTGTATAGTTACAAAAAAGGGGAGCAAGACATAGCCTTACCCCCCGAAAATTACTTCGCTAAATTATCTATTGCACGATTCAAATACCACTGAGCTTTCTTAAGGTTATCCAACTTATCATCCTTATGGTCTGCTCTAGAAATGTACTTGACGACATTACCTAGATGGTAATCCAACTGTTTCGCTTCGATGAAGTCGATCGTCTCAATGCCACCCACTTTGTAATGAGGGGGGTGATTAACTAAATCTCCTGTGTGGTCAAGATTAGATATTTTTTTATTATCTGTATTAGCTTCTTTTACTACCTCATCAGCTTCTTTCTTAATCGCTTTAGCCTTAGACATCAAGACATAAGCATAAGACAATGCAACCTTAAACTTCTTAGCGACTTGTCTTCCTGTCGCTTTAGGATTATTGTTTAAAAAGTTTGCTACCACTAATACTTTAGTTTCTTTATTACTCATTTCACTTCTCCTTTTTTTGGTCTTGTGCTACTTTAAATAACTGCTTGGTCAAATACTCTGCAAAATGCAATTCAATTTCTTCGTCGGATAAACCATACTTATCTAACATTTCTTGCTTATGTGCGTAATGTGCTATCTTATGTCTATCACTCTCAAGGCAATTATCAATGATAGAATCGAGTTGTTTCTTTTCTATACTTCTATTCCATCCATTAGCGTGACCCCAGCAGAGTATTGGCGATGAATTAATCCTATGTTCGTAACCACTAATTACATTACTGATACGATATATTTCGTTCTTATCGCCCTTACCGCAAATGTCGCATCTGCCATCCCACTTACGATTCATAGCGTTTTTGTATATGGTAGAAATCTCATCAAACAAAGCTAATATTTGTTCTCTTTCGTCGCCATATATTTCGTTTAAGCGTTTGTCGTGGGCGAAGTTTATAACATCGCTAGGATGCACATAGTTAATCATGGGTTAGCCCAATAGGGATACCTTTAGCAGTTAAAGCCAATGGCACAAATTTTAATCCTGACTTATGAAAAGTCGCAGCTTCTATTTCTAACTTCTTGGTATTAATAATTTGTACGGCTATCTTTGCTATTGAAGACGCTCGGTGTGCGTCGCTTCGCCCATTGCGTAGCAAATCGAATTCTTCAAATAAAGCTTCGCATAAACCAGCGCTTGTTTGTTGTGTTACTTTTAATTTCTTACTCATTTACTTCTCCTTTTAGGTTCAACTGCAGTTATTCCCATACTGGGTTCTTTCATCATGGCTTTCGCCATTTTGTCTGCTAGGGTAGGTATATCATCAATGTCGTATCTACTAATAATAAAACCTACCATAGCAAATCCTTTATACAACTTCTCTAAATATTCTTTATCTTGTTCATTCATACTGAAGCCAGTTATCTAGCATCTCCCATCATCTGTATCATCAAATAAACCTTCTAGCATTGTGTCGACGTTTGACTCATTGACTACAACTGCCGTTCCACCCCCACGTTGAATTCTCTTTATGTGTTCTGCTTGTAAAGCCGTTGGCTTGTTACTGCCAGACTTGCACTCGATTCCTATAAACTTGCCTTGAAAACATACAAGGATATCAGGTACACCACTAGCACCATATCCAGCAGTGAACGGCATTGTGAAGTAGATCCCTCTATCGGTTAAGTATTTCTTTACTCTTGCTTTTAATTTAGCTTCTGGTGTTTGTGCCATTGTCTTCTCCTCTTAAATTAAATAAAGATACGTAGGGCAACACGACGATAAACCATGAGTCGCTCGCTTGCCATCCTACATCGCTCAGTTCATTATCCCTTGTCGTCATCAATCCTAAATGTGTTAGTTCATGGTCATACAATATCTGTTGACTTCTCGCTAAAATCATAGCCATCTTAGTTTTGATTTCATCAGGTAAAGTGTTCTCATCAAACTCTCGTTTATAACCATCAGCAACATATATGGTGTAATGGTTTCCTTGCTTACGTAATGGCACACGATATAAGTCATAGTTATATTGATGAACGATAGGGCTTAGATTATCTATCACTATCATTGGGCTTGGTGGACAGATAAGCATGGTATGAATGTCCACAAAAATTTATCTGTTGCAGGTCTATCATTGGACACTTGTATAATATCAAAGTCTTTTAAGATTCCATCGTGGGGTGGAATATAATTTCCCCAAAAGGTATGGTATTTGCCTTGTTGTTCGTGGTATACCTTCTGCATTAGCATAATAGGTAATAAGTGCTCGTGCTTACTTAGATCTTTTACTCGTACAAAATTATCTAATACTTGATACTTTCTCATTCCATTCTCCATAAACATTTTAACTTTGCCGACTATTAAATGATTAAACTTATCAGCACCAATAGCATAAAAGCCGTATGTGCTAAAGAACCTATCAACATCTTCGTTCGTTGCTTGTTCTATTCTATCTGCCTGATTGTATTTGTCAAGTAGTTTTTTACATATTTCTAAATTATTTAATTCAGTAGTTTCCCCTAGAGCATATTTCAATAGTCCATGTATTGTGTTTACAGAAAGTTCATCTCGCTTATGAGTATTGCCATGTGAGTCTTTCAAATAGGCTATAGCAGAGTTAAAGTTCGGAGAGTAGTTGGCTAATATGTATCCCTCGTCAGGCACAAGATTATTTTTGTTTATAGTCTGCATCAAGTTTGACAGTTTCTTACTATAGAAAGTTTCTCTATCTTGTGTAGTGCGACCTCTATCTTTTCTGTGGAAGAAAGATCTAAAGAAATACTCTCCATCTTCTATCCACGCAGTTGCAATAACAAACGTGCCTGTTTTCTCAGTCAACAATACTGATTTATTATTAAGTATTTCTTGAATTCCTATTGCTTTCACACCGAACTTAAAGTTTAATTCGTATATGAATTTCTTTATTGATGTGCTTTCAATAAAATCTATTGTTTCTTGTGATGTAAATCCATCTATAACATACTTCATTTCACTTCTCCTTTGGTAACATAAAAACTTTGGTTAATAAAATATATAATTCTGCGTCGTCAAGATTAGTAATGTTCTACTTCTTTACCGTTCACTGTTATAGTTAAACCCCATTCACTTGGTGGATACATCTCACCCATCGTATGCTCGATAGGTTTCATCACTTCGTTATGTCGTCTATACAATTCTTTATTCAACCTACGCTTAAGGTTATCGAATAAAGTAATCGGCTCGATTTGGTATCCCATGTTTCTACCATACTTCATGTTATTTATATAGACTCTTGTGATGTAACCTAATCTAGATATATCGTGTGCTAATGCGTAAGCCAACGCTGAGTCCAACGGTGCAATGTTAATGTTATTGTCTGCCCACTCAATCATTCGCTTTGTAGACGTCCGACTAAAGTAATAACTTTCTAATTCATCTTTCTCTGCTAACGAATGGATGACGTCTATAGTAGTATCCAATACTGTCTTCATATCAATCGTCTTAAACATTACCTCGTTTATTTTGTAGAAATCTTCATACTTCTTAAGGAATTGTTTAGCGTCTTTACGAGATACCCTCTTACCTGTTACCTGATAGATAGAAGATTCATGTGGCATCATCGTGTCAATATGTAGTCTCATACCTTTGAATATAGGATGAAATATATCCATAGTTCTGTCGTAATATACCATTCCACCATGACGTGAACTCCTAAAGAAGTATCCTCTACTCCATTGGCTCATCACAGAATTATGTCCTTGCCCATAGTAATCCCCAGTAAACTCAAAGGTATTGTCCGAACGCACCACGCCTAACACATTAGGCGTTGTTGTATATGTGCAATATTTTCTACTCTCGTCGGTCTCCCAATCACGACATGAAATAATAGGTTTAGCTTTCTTTTGATCTTTTAAATATTCTTCTTTCGTGTGGAAGTGTTCTAGGTATTTGTAACCGTAAGTTATTTCGTATACAATCTCACCATCAATTTCTTTCACGTAGAAACATTTTGTATTATGTCTTCTATCTGCTATTGGATAACGGTTGGTTGAATTACGATAGGGTTTTACATTCTTAGTTATCTCGGTCAATCTATTCCAATCTAATGCTCTCATTTCACTTCTCCTTATCTAGTAAAGTTAATACTGCTTTCCATAGTTTCACTTCTTCTTCACTGCTCGTATTGCTAACTACTCTTTCCAACGCATAGTAATGAGCCTTATCACCATGCGTTTGTTTTAATAACTCTGCTATATCATCTGCAAATTTTGGGTTTTTTGCATCGGTGCTATACCATTTTTCTTCTCCATCAGGCATATATATCCTTATAAAAAATGTTTTCCAATCATGGCTTTGATAATAAAAATCACTGCCGTCTTTAATGTTATTATTTACTCTGACGTAATTTTTAAAGACTTCAGTAGTCGCTAGTTCAATCATTGTTAACCATGACTTTCTTACCTGTTGGAACGTCGAGGTCTTTATTCTCAGTAATCATCCACAGGGTAGGGGAAGAGATAGTCCACTCAATATTATTTTCTACGTAGCCGTCAGTAAACACGATGACACATTCTGCGTTAATCTTATTCTCATTGATGTAGTGGTTCACTGAAGAAACTCTTGTGCCACCCCCACCCACAGGCTTAAGCAATGATGCGATGTTTGAATACTGGTCAGGCTTGAAGTATTGTTCCCCATGCACATCGTAATCCCACCATATAACTCTAACTGCCTCAGGCGATACAATGTCAACAATTGATGCCAGTTCCGTAGCAAATTCAGTTAACTCCTCAGTGCCAATAGAACCTGACGTATCAATAGCAACCACCACCTCACCGATCGTCTCGTTCTCCATGCTTGGTAGATAATAGTCATTAGCCAAGTGTCGCTTATTCATCTTACGCCAAGTGTATTCATCGTTCCCCCTCATCGTGGAAGACACAAACTCTCGTAAGGCATCTCGCCAATCGACCTTCGGTTCAAGCAAGTCGGATATCTGTCTAGGCATCTTGCCACCCATACGACCAGCAAGCATACCACCTTCACGTAAGGCTCGATCAATCTTATCACCCAACTCCTTACGTTCCTCGTCGCTAAGACCTTCAACATACGACTCCCAGTCATGTTCGTCGAAGTCACTACCCATGTCATATTCTCTGCCGTTTGCTTTGATGATGTTATCTTGCTTTCCACCCCCACGTGAATCGCTATTGTCATTGCATGGCTCATCTCCTGAACTACTCTTAGGTTTCTGTCTTTGAGGATTCTCCTTACGGATATGGTTATAGACCTCACGCATAGACCAATTATGAAAGAACGGGTCATATAACGCACCATCAGGTAACATAACAATAGGCTCGCTGCCGTTTGCTATCTTTCCTGTAATATTCTTTATGATATCGTTCACCACAAAATCGGCTGACATATTTGCAATCTTTGCATCTTCCTTGAACATATCCCTACCTCTTGGAATCTGTTTCAATCCGACATGAAGATTCTCATGCAAGACTAGACCACGCAACTTGGCTTCTTCGATGATAGTCTGTAAGAATGGTTTAGAATACCTCTTATTGACACCGTCGGTATACGCAGTGAATAGACTATCACTTACCTCGCTCTTACCCATTAACATAACACCCGAATACAATGCAGTTTCGGGATGCTTCATCAATGCGATGTGTGCTTTCTTCAAGCGTATCTCTTCTTTGTTTTTCGTTTCCATATTAATCCTTTACTCTAACTATTTCGATTGATTCGCCATTGTCGACAATCTTTGCTTTACCTCTTGCAACCTCTTGAAGTTTGAAGACTGTAAACTTTTTAAATTCCACTGACTCGTGTAACGCTCTTTGCCATAAGACAGTCGTTACTATCCCCCATATAAACAACACTATTTCACTGTTAGTTATTAACATTTAAATTCTCCTTAATTAAAACAACTCATGGTTATTCTTAGCCCACTCTGCGATCTGTGCATTGTTACGGGCTAACTTGATTGCTTTGGCATTACGCATCATCATAGTAAAGAATACTGCTTGAACCTCTGAACTAGGAATCTTATTAACGAACTGCATGAACTTCGTCAACTCGTCTTGCGTCTCCAATACATCTACTGCTTGAAACATAATCATTAACTGTGCTGATACCTCGTCAGGAATCTTTACAAGGTCAGGTGCTTTGATGATATCCTTGACGTCGATAAGAGTTTTCTCTAACGATAGAAACGCTGACATATCTGCCGATGCACTCTGACCGATAGTGCCAGCAAGTGAAACCATCGTAGCGTTCTCACCTAAGATATCTCTATTCTTTACAATCACGTCGCACTTCGCCAAAGAACGAGGGGAACAGAATGATAACTGAGACTTCTTAGGGTTAAAGACATACGGGTTATCGTCTTGGTTACCATCTCTATATGATGCTAAGACTCTCGGGAACAAGGCAACGAAAGCACGAACAACACGAGAGATATTATTCTCCGATGCCCATTGCAACCATGTATTAACATCAGGCTTTGCCATCTCTACCTTACACACACGATTGCCTGCGTGGGCAAGCATCGAGTCGCCTACACCATCGCTTGCATTGTTGCTTGTTGCGAAGATTATGCTTCCACGTGGTAGTGGAACATCACCCACCATACGCTCTAACATAAGACGTGTAAAGATAACTTGCAATAACTTCGGTGACTTCATAAACTCGTCAAGGCAAATTACTTTAGGTCTTGGGTCTTCAAGACAGAACAACGATGACACATAATATTCTAGTGTCTTGGTCGCATGATTTGGAATAGTCATACCTATGTCTGACATATCTTTTACAGGACAGTCAACGTAGATGTATTGATACTCGTCTCCAAGATCAGTTTCCATCATACGTAATAGAGAGGTCTTGCCACAACCCGGCTCACTCGTTACGACTACCGTCAATTCTTTACCTACAATTGGGATAAGTCTACGCAACTCATCAATAGAAACAGTAGGGACAAAATTTATATTACTCATTTACTTCTCCTTATATAGAATTAAAAATAAAAATACACATAATAAACACATACAACAATGCAACTACAAACAAATTAAACACAACTAAACCCACCGAACTTAGACAGAATGTCGTCAATGCCTTCCTTCACATTCGAACGCACTGCGTCTGAGTCGCGTATATCTTCTGCCTTTACACCTTGTAATACTTTCTCTAACGATGCTCGTGCCAACTCCAGCTCACTATCGTGCTTGAGATTAAATCCTTTGAAACTCTCACACATCTCCAATGCTTTTTGGATTGTCGTATCATAAATCTTTCTACGCTTATATCGCACATCATCATGCCCTGATGGGTTTTTAGTCCGTATCTCATCAAAGTCGCAACAATGAGAAATACTCTGCATGACGTCAATTAGTCTTCTACTTTGCTCTTCTGCGATTGAATCAATAATGTTCTTACTTTGCTTGGATAATGTAATAAACAAATCATCAGCGATATCCTTCGCAATGCCACAACGAAAGTCGTTCGTAGGAACTTCACTCACATACAAATCCAACGAGAACTTACTTGCAACTTGTTCTTTTGGGGGATAGTCCATACGATTAAACATAGTGCCTTGTTTGAAAGCCATATCCGACACGATATTGTCGTAGTCGATTATTAACGAGTCCACTAGAGCGTGGAAGGCTACTTCATGCTCGTGATACTCTTGCTTGAACTTAGGCATATCAATACTTGGCAATAAGTTTTGGCTTTGATTCCAGCGATAAGTCCGACGTTGAAGCCAGTTATAGATGGTCTGCCTATAATTAACTACTGCCTTGTGCTTGGGGTGGTTTGCCAATAGGTTCTTGACATAACGACCAGCACTTTCATCAGCGTTCTTTGCCGTAGTGATTTCATTACTGATACCACGATCTTGCTTTGTTGCTGACCATACGCTGACATCAACACTCACCAACACGGCACTGCTCGCTAATGAGATTAAATGCTCAGGCATTTCTAATTCCATATGTAACATATTCATACACTTCTCCCTATACATAAATCCACGACCACGTGGAAGATTAAATAAATAAATGCAACTGCTATGACTAACTTCACTACAAAATCTTCTAACATAAAAACTCCTTTCCCATTAGATATAAGTATACTATAACTTTACATATTATACAAGTCTTTTATTTTATAAAGTTATTTCGTTCGCTTGCATGACAATCTCATAGCCTAATTGTTTAATAGTGGATATGTCTTGCTTGGTTAGCGTTACATGGTTCGCTAGTTTCGCTAATAGTTTGGCAGTATCGCACTTCGGGTATATGCACTCGTTGCCATACACCATACGCATCTCAACGTAGATTCTCATAACTCTTCCCCATCCATGTAAATGTGTCTACCGATCCCAAGCCACTCGTTATCACCTGTGCCAAAGTAAGACTCGTCATTGTCGTCTATCTCCTCACCTATGCGAACGGACGCACCGCCTATGTAGTCGTTGTCCTCTGACCACTCACTCGCTAATGAGAATAATGCATCATGGCACTGGACATCAGGGTAGTCAGGATACCACTTGACGTGCCACGCTAAGAACCTGATCTCAAGTTTCTCCTCATCTACAAAGAAACCCGTTTTGCCATCTTTCACGTTAATCGGTTCTTCCTCGTTAAAACATAAGGCCGTATCCGTGTTGGCTTTTGCATCGGCTAAGAATGTATAGAACGAAGCCTTACAATTAGCCATGTCCTCTTCTTCGCTTGGAATGACATCTTGGTTTCCACGAAAGGGTGGAACGAAACGTATCACGTATGCTACTTCTGACCTATATCCCATTTTAAATCTCCTTCTTTGGTTTGGGTGTTAATAAATAAAAATACGGATTAAACTCTCTTACTGCTTCGATCTTCTCTGCTAGGGTAGCCCCCGTTAGGATTCGGCTAAGTGTATTTCTAGCGTAGGCATCTTGCTCTTTGGCTTTATCTTTGTCCTCTTTCGTCATTTCACTAAACCCCCTTTGTTGTTAATGCCGATTAAGTCGGCATGGTTTGTTACAAGCATATAATTACTCTTGTGCATTGGCACTACTGTTCGCTTCACATTACGTGCGATTTCATCTCCACATGGAAGACAAAACAAATAACCGATAGTAAAACGATCAGCAGAGTAGGTGCTACCACATAGTTTGCACTGTGGTTCGAAAGTTTCATCAATCATACTGAACCTCCATTCCTCTAGGCAAATGCTTCACATACTGCACAGTCCAACCCACACCATTAATAAAACCACAAGTGCCAAGACACCCTTTAGGTCGGATAGCCCAACCTTCTCTTAATTTAGTTGCTGTATATATCATTGTTCATCTCCCTCATCTCTAGAATACTTCTTGGCGATACCATCTAACCAATCCTCAAACTCTTTACGCCATGCTTCATGTTGCAAATCATCTAATGCCTGAGCTTCGGCTGAGTCAGGTTCGATGTCGTTTTTCTCACACCAATCTTGATACGCTTTTTTAACTGCTCCCATGAACTTCTCCTAAGTAATTCCACGTGGACGTGGAAGATTAAATAAAAACAACAGGTAAATAGATGTAGAGTTAAGTTGCTTCTCCCATCTGTTATAAGTATAACATAACTATACATATAAGAATACCCTTCTAGATAACTTTTTAATTTGACGGCAGTGAGATTGGATGGGGCAAGAGGCGAAACCAGTTTTTTTAAATTCTAAAAAAATTCTAATGTTCTGAAAAAAATTCTAAGTTTATATGTATAGTTAGAATTTTTTTGATGAGGGGTTGGGTGGTGTAAGTCATTGATATATATATATA